AACACGAAGAAGGTCTACGCCCTGGGGCTCGCGCTCGTCGAGGAGTGCCCGGAGAACGATTGCAAGGTTTACCTTAACATCTTCAACATGGCCAGAGAGCTGGACGCCGCCCTGGGAATGATGGAGGGGAATACCTCACCGGCCTTGGCCCTGCGGTCGGCCCTCATGGACAGGCTCGGGGAGCTCTGGGAGATGTACAGTAAGAACCACGCCGTCCAACAGTACAAGGAGGGGATGCAGAAATGACCGGCCTGGAGATTATCAGAGCCCCCGGCACCACAGTGGAGCAGATCGCGGACATCGTTGCGGAGCACTGCCCGCCCGTCACCCCTGAACACTGCGACAAGCTCTCCTGCCGGGAGTGCTGGCTGGCATGGCTGGCCACCGGCGAGCCCCCGAAGGAAAATGGGCCGTCCGACAAGCAGACGGCCCCGGACGAGGAAGGTCTGCACCCCAACCTCGTCGAGATGTACGCCAAAGCACACCGCAGAGCTCAGCTTACGCTTCGCGCTTACGCAACTTGTAGCTCAGACACTACTTCTCACCCTTCTCCTGGGCAAAACGCTCAGCGACAGACACCTGCGCCTTGAAATGCCGACCCAAGAATGCTGAAAACTCTTTCTCATCAAGAATCCCCTTCTCGACCAGATAGTCAATCAGAGCCCAATACTCGGGCTGCATCGAAAGTCTGATCGTGTTAAGGTGATCGACGCCAGCGTTCCCGGTTGACATTTCATGAGAGCACTCATACAGAAAATCCTTCATTAGTATCCACCCCCTCCCTGGGCAGGAGCCCAGCTCTATTGTACCAGCCCGGGGAGGAAAAGGAAAGGAGCGCAGCATGGAAAAGACCCAGAAACTTGAGGCGGCATGGTGGTGGGCGCGGAACGCCCGGCTCGCCGCCCTCCGGCAGAAGCGGGAACGCTTCGCCGCCCCGCGCAACCCCTTCGAGCCCCGGCCCGGCATGGAGGCCGACTTCGAGCGGGTCAACCGAGACATCACCGCCCTGAACACCATCCTGGGGGCGATCGAGGACGCCCACTCCAAGGCGCGGGGGGAGGCAGTGAAGCGCAAGGCCCTCCGGTTCCGCGACATGGCCCTGGTCTTCGGGCTGGCGTCGCTGGCCACGCTGGGCATCGCCGCCGTGTTTATCACAGTCGGAGCCCCCGACCCCATCACCCAGGCGTCGGCGGTCATCGGCACCAGCCTCTCGCTGGGCTGGGCACTCAAAATCGCCTGGAAGTAGTTCTAAGACCCACATCGCAGAAAGGAGGACGGCGATGAAGAGCAGCAACACCCTCACCCCCTTCGGCAAGCTGGTGGTCAAGGCCCTGGTCGACCAGGACATGACCAAGACGGAGCTGGCCGGTCAGATCGGCACATCGCCGCAGCACCTGAGCCGTATCCTACACGGGACGCGCCCCGGGGGAAAGCACATCCCGGCGATCGTCGCCGCCCTCGCCCTCGACCCCCGGAAGGTGGAGAAGGCGATGGCCGCATAACAGCAGAAGGGAGGGACGGCAGTGCAGGACGCATATATCACGCTGGAGGAGGCCGCAGCCTTTGAGGGCATCAAGTACAACACCCTCGTCCAGCGTATGAAGCGAGCCCCTAATCAGTACGACACCAAGACCCAGGCCCGCGATGGCGGCGGCAAAGATCAGGTATTGATCTCCGTCGCCTCCCTGACGACCAAGGCGCGGAAGGCGTGGCGGGCCACCCAGAAAGTAGACGGGAGGGATGTAATCATAGACCGCAGAGCAACGGAGGCGGCTCCCTGGTATGTGACCGCCGACCTCAATCACTACATAGACGGCCACAAGAAGGCGTACTACGAGGCCGTCGAAGCGGCCCGCGTGGTTCAGGAGTTCATTGACTACGCCGGGCCGGAGAAGCGCACCGACCTCGCCGCCCGGCTCGCCGTGGGTCTGGGCGTCAGCCCGCAGAGCTTCTACCGCTACCAGACACAGGTGCTGGAGGCCAACGCCTGGGCCCTGAAGCTGGAACGGGAGGACGGGCAGTGCCGGGACTACTTCCGGGCCCTGGCACTCTGCCGGAAGCCGAAGGAGGCGGACACCTTCCCCAGCCTGACCCCGGAGCAGCGGGCGATCATTGAGAATATCTGGTTCGACAAGCAGTTCGCCTCCAACCTGGGCACACGGGAGATGCTCTACGAGAAGTTCGAGGAGATCGCCCGGGAGCGCGGCTGGCAGGACTACCCCTCCACCAAGACCGTGGGACGGTATATCAACTACCTCATGAGCACCAGGGGCGCAGCCTCGGCCCATTTCCTCGCAGCCAACGGGACGCGAGAGTGGCGGAACAAGATGATGCTCAAGGGCAAGCGGGACGCCACCACCCTGGAGGTCATGGAGCTCCTGGTGGGCGACGAGCACACCTTCGACCTCTGGGTACAGTACACCGCCCCCAATGGCAAGGTCAAGGCCGTCCGCCCGGTATTGGTGGCCTGGATGGATATGCGGAGCCGGGACATCCTGGGCGACGTGATCTGCGTGAAGGCCAACGGCGACACCCTGAAGGAGTCCCTGGTGAAAACGATCTACACGGCGGGCGTCCCGAAGCGGCTGCTCATCGACAACGGCAAGGACTACACCAAGCAGGAGCTCACCGGCCAGAGCCGGAAGAAGCGGAACATCGACTTCGACTTCGACGCCGAGACCGTGGGCTTCTATCAGAGCATCGGCATCCTGGGCGTCGACCGGGCCCTCCCTTATCAGGCATGGGTCAAGGCAGTGGAGCGGTTATTCGGAACGGTCTGCTCCCGGTTCTCCAAGTGGTTCGCCTCATACACCGGTACCCTCACCGGCTCCAAGACCGACGCCAAGCGGCACAAGGACGTGGAGGGTATGCTGGAGCGCGGGGAGCTGCTGACCATGGAGGAGTTCTATGAGGTCTGGACGGAGTGGAAGGAGCTGCACTACCGCACCCGGAAGCACCGGGGCCTGACGGACGCCAAGGAGAAGTGGGTCACCCCGGGCGAGCTGTTCGCCCACGGCCCCCGCTATGAAAAGGCGGCACCGCCCAGGGAGTATGCGGCGATGCTGCTCATGAAGGCGGACACGGCCCGTGTGACCAACCAGGGCATCACCAAGTTCGGAGTCCTCTACACTGACTACGAGCTCTGCTTCTGGAAGGACAAGAAGGTCAAGATCAAGTGGGACATCGACGACGTTTCCAAGCTCTACGTCTACGACTTGGAGGGCCACAAGATATGCGAGGCGGTCTCCGCCGAGGTGCTGGGCTTCGGCGAAAAGTGCTCCCAGGCAGCACTGGAGAAGCTCATGCGCGACCAGAAGCGGCAGTACCGGGAGAGCGTGGAGGCCCTGGAGGACTTCACCACACCTTACGAGGTACGCATCGAACAGGGCCGACCCTCCGACGCTGTGGGCAAGCTCAACCTGATGATCGGCCACGCGCCCAGCAGCAAGATTATCTCCCTCCCGACAGACAAGGAGTATCGCGGCGAGGTCGCCGCCCAGAGCAGGAAGAAACGCAGCGGGGCCGGGGACGAGTTCCTGGCGTCGAAGGCCGGGGACGCCCTCGCCAGACTGAGGGCCATAAACGAATAGGAGGAGCAGCATGGAAGTCACAGCAGCAGAGCGCACCACCACCTACACCGGGGCCCAGAGCCTCGCAGCGAAGATCAACGGCTACATCGTGGCCCAGCGCACCAGCATCGCCGCGATCGCCAAGGAGATCGGTTACAGCCGGGTCACCGTTTCCCGGTATCTGGCTGGCAAGTACGACAGCGACCCCACGGGCATTGAGGCCAAGCTCGCCGCGTTCCTGGCGGGCCAGACCGGGGAGGAGGTGGAGCTCCCGCCGCCCCCGGAGCCGGGGCAGAAGGGCGGGCAGAAGCCCCGCTTCTATGAGAGCCGGGATGCCAAGGCCGTCCTGGGCGTTTGCCAGAGCAGTCAGGAGTATATCGGGCTGGGCATCGTAGTGGCCCGCAGCGGCTACGGCAAGACCTACGCCCTCCGAGAGTACGCCAAGCTCCCCCGGGTCGCCTACATCGAGTGCGACGACACCATGAGCAGCCGGGACTTGGTGGAGGCGATCGAGCGGAGCATCGGGCTCCCCAACGGCTACGGCACGATCTGGCGCAGGGTCAACGGCATTCGGGAGTTCTTCAACACCAACCGGGGCTACCTCCTCGTCATCGACGAGGCGGACAAGCTGGTGAGCAAGTACACCCAGAAGAAGATGGAGATACTTCGGGCGATCTTCGACCAGAGCGACGTGGGGCTGGTGATCGCGGGCGAGCCGAAGCTGGAGGCCCAGATCAAGACCTACCTCGCACGAATGGCGAACCGGGTCGACTTCTACGCCTCGCTCCGGGGGCTGGCTCCCTCCGAGGTGGAGAGCTACCTGGAGGACTTCAACATCACCCCTGACGCCCTGCTGGAGCTGAAGGAGCGGGCGTGTAATATGCGGACGGGCTGTTTCCGCCTCCTCGACCGCACCCTTTCCAACGTGGGGCGCATCCTGGCCGAGCGGGGTGAGGACACGGTCACCGTGAAGATCATCGAGCAAGCGTCCTCCATGATGATGCTCTGACGACAGGGGGCCGGGACAATGAAAATGAGAAAGCAGCGGCACATGGGCGCGGCCCTGGTGGTTCTCTCCTGGCTCATCCTGCTTCTGGCCGCGACCGGGGCGACCCCCATCGACCAAGACGCCACCGCCGCAGTGCTGCTCCTCCCCCTGGGGCTCTACATGATCTTCACGGAGCAGTATATTTTGTACCCCTGACGCCGACCGGCGCGGGCATATAACCGAAAGGAGCTTAGACATGGCAAGAAAGCGAGTCATTGAGGAGCCGACCCTCAAATCCTGGGAGGACGTGAACGACGCCCTCCGTCAGATCGCGGAGGCCCAGATCGCGCTGGGCGACATCGAGAGCGATATGCAGAAGCAGATCATCGGGGCCCAGAAGGTGGCCGAGGAGCAGAGCAAGCCCATCAAGGACGCCCAGGCCCGGCTGGAGCGGGAGATCAAGGCGTTCGTCACCGAGCACCGGGACGAGATGGGGAAGGCGAAGACCATGACCCTGACCTTCGGCGAGGTGGGCTTCCGGCTCTCCACCTCCATTTCCCTCCCCCGAGCGAAGGAGAAGCTGGAGGAGATCATCCGCCGCCTGAAGTCGCGCCAGATGCACGACTGCATCGTAGTGGAGGAGAAGATCAGCAAGGACGCCCTGAAGAAATACGGCGAGGACACGGTCAACGCGGTCGGAGCCACCTGGAAGCAGGGCGACGTCTTCGGCTATGAGGTGAACATTGCCAAGCTGGAACAGATTAAGGCGGGCAACTGAGAAAGGAGGCCCAAGGAATGGCAGCAGCACGAGCAGGGCGCAAGCCGCCCTCCATCCGCACCCTCTGGGCGATTGCCAAGTCGCCGGAGCTGCACATGACGGATGAAGACCTCCACGCGGTCGTTTACCGTGAGACCGGAAAGGAGTCCATCAAGGCATTGACCCAGGGGCAGATCAACGAGGTGGCCCGCGTCCTCCAGAATATGAAGGACGGGGTCAGCCGCAGCACCCGCCCCAAGCGCACCGACGAGGGCGGCGACGCCCGCACCATCCAGCAGCGGCGCAAAATCTACGCCCTGACCGAGTCGCTGGGCTGGAACGACAACCCCCAGCGCATCCATGGCTTCGTAAAGCGCATGACCGGCGTCGACCGGCTGGAATGGCTGAACGTGGCCCAGTGCGAGAAGGTGATCGAGGGGCTCAAGGCGATCCTGAAGCGGCAGGAGCGGAAGGAGGGGGAGGGATGAGGGCGGCGAGTGACCAGGACATCCTGGCTGCGCTGGGCGGCATCATTGAGATGCAGCGCACCGCCCGGAGCGATGTGGAGGTGTGCGCCGAGACTGGGCTTGTGTTCCTCCACATCTATTACCAGAAGCTGCCGGAGTCCGTTGCCCGCCGTCTCACGGAGCTCAACCCGGTCGCGCTGGCGGCTATCCCCGGGGCGACCGGGCCCAACGGTTCCGAGAAGGCCCGGAAGAACATCACCTCAAGCGTGGCGAGCGACGCGGCCTTTGCCCAGGTCATCCGGGCAGCGAACATCTACCGCAAGAAGCTGGGCCTCGGCCCTCTGGGGGCCGACGGCAAACCAGAGCAGACGGAAGGAGGCAGCAGCAGTGAGTAACAGTGAACAGGCCGGGCGTGTGTGCCCGATCTGCGGCAGGAGGTACACAGAGCGGCCCGCCCTCTCCCGGGCGGACAACACCACGGACATTTGCCCGGACTGCGGGATGATGGAGGCCCTGGCCTCCATCCCCCGAAGGCGGGAGGGGCCCGCCGAGCGCACCCGGAGGGCCGTGTACGCCACAGGCAACAGGTGGGCGATTGAAAACTTCAACGCCACCCACGGCTGAGAGGGGGCGCACATGGCTGGAGTATATAAGGGCCGGTATTGTGACCGCTTCTACTGCGACAAGGTTCGTGAGCGGCGATGCTGTGCGGACTGCTGGCGGCGCAAAGCCCGGAAATGCCGCCGGGCCTGTCAGAACGACCCGAGTCGGTGCGGATTGCAGAGCAAGCCCCCGGAGAGGAGGAGGCGGTCATGCTGACCATCACCCTCCAGGTGGGAGCCCCACCCGGTCAGGCGATCGGCGTCAAGGAGGACATCGCTATGCGGCTGGAGCCCTTGGGCGATGTGCGCGTGGTGTCCATCACCGAGGACACGCCGGAACAGCTCCACATCACAGGCTATGGGGCCGCACAGGGCCCGCCGAAGTGTTAGGAGGTTGGATATGGCAAAGAAGCAGAAGCGGCTCACGCAGCGCGAGAGGGCCGAGAGAGCGGCCATTAAAAAGCAGCTCCAAGCGGATGGAATCCTCCCGCCCGACAAGCCACGGCTCAACCGGGGAAAGTTTGCCCGGGAGACCTGGGAGGCGTTTGAGGCGTTCTACACCTCCGAGCCCATCCGGGCGGAGATCTCGCTCATTAAGGCGATCGGCTTCATGGTGGGGCCGGACATGATGAAGGTCACACCCGAGGAGGTCGGCGTCTTCAAGCTGCTTAAGCTGGCGGTTGAATACGACGCTTTTCTTAAAAAGCTCGAGACAGAAGGTCGCACAACATACAACTACGGGGAGCTCATTGATAAAGTCATCCTTCCCATTACCAATTTATAGGAGGTACATCATGGCAAAAGCGAAAGAAGACCCTAAGCCCACCCCGGCGGTGGAGCCGGAGATCAACGAGACGGACGGGGAGCCCATCTTCCACGCCGACGAGGAGGAGGGCACGGACGATGCGCAAGATTAAGATCTGCCTGGACGCCGGGCACAGCGGCAGCAAGTACAACCAAAGCCCCGTGGTCAAGAGCTACTACGAGAGCGCCATGGCCTGGGCGCTGCACCTAAAGCTGGAGAAGAAGTTGGAAGCCCGGGGGTTCGAGGTGTTCACCACCCGCCCCACCATCGACGCTGAGGTGGACGTGTATGCCCGGGGCAAGCTGGCGAAGGGCTGCGACCTGTTCCTTTCCCTGCACTCCAACGCATGCGGAACGGAGAGCGTGGACTACCCCGTGGTTTACCGGGCCTATGACAATCAGAACAGCGCGAACGAGCTGGCGCTGGGCTTCGCCCGGATGATCGGCCAGCGAATGGGTACGAAACAGGCCGGGCGCAGCGCCACCCGGAAGAACAGCACCGGAGGCGAGTACTACGGCGTCATGCGCGGGGCCCGGGCTGTCGGCGTCCCCCTGTATCTTCTGGTGGAGCATAGCTTCCACACCAACACTGCGGCGGCGAAGTGGCTGCTGGAAGACCGGAACCTGGAGCTACTGGCGGAAGCGGAGGCGGACACCCTGGCGGCGTATTTCAAGCAGACCGCCGCCCCCGTCCCGGAGGAAGAGAGGACGACAATCATGGACGCGGCCCAGACAACAGCCCAGCAGATGGCGCTATACTGCCGGAGACGAAACGCCGCACCAAAGCTGACGAGCTGCTCGGTGGAGGAGCTGGCGGGGATGTTCCTGGAGGAGGGCGCGGCTGAGGGCGTCCGGGGTGATATTGCTTGGGCGCAAAGCCTCCATGAGACAGGCTTCTTTAAATTCGGCGGCATTGTCCAGCCGGGCCAGAACAACTTTGCGGGCATCGGGGCCCTGAACGGGAACGGCAAGGGCCAGGCGGCGTCTTTCCCGGACCCGCGCACCGGCGTCCGGGCGCAAATTCAGCACCTAAAGGCGTATGCCTCCACGGAACCGCTGGCAAAGGCTTGCGTGGACCCGCGCTTCTCTCTGGTAGCCCGGGGCTCCGCGCCGTATGTAGAGTGGCTGGGAGCGGCGGACAATCCCGGCAGGACCGGCTGGGCGGTTCCCGGCAAGGGCTATGGAGCTTGTGTGCTGGATATTCTGGCAGAGGTCATGGCCCAGGAGGTCCCGGAGCCGCCCGCTGAGGAGAAAGACAAACCCAAGTATCCGGCGTACCAGACGGAGGGCCTGGAGCGGTTGACGGAAGCCGGGATCATCGACTCCCCGGAGGTATGGAAGGCCCGCTTCGGGGACACGGTGACGGTGGGGCAGATGTTTGGTATCCTTGGCAAGCTGCTGGCGAGGGCAGAGAGCCCCGCCGATTAACGGAAGGGGGCGCACAGGCTTGGACGACCTCTGGAAAGAGCTAACCTTCGAGATGCTTCCGGACAATACATGGCGGCATGTGGCGGAGGAGATCGGGCTTGAAAACTTTTGCAAGATGTTGAATATCGCTGGCGGGGCAACACTTTACGTTCCGCAATTGGAAAGCCTTCTGCGCCCTGTCCGCGACGCACATATCAAGGCTGAGTTCAACGGATGGAATTACCTTGAATTGGCACGAAAGTACGGCATTACAGAGCGGCTGGTCCGGAGTGTCTGCGGCCCCGGCAATGTAGAAGGGCAGATCGATCTGTTCAGTGAGCAGACCGACGCGTCTTAGAAAAAATTCTCTGAAATGCTTCATGCGGACATTTCAAAAAAAGCGTAGTACCCTAAGACTACAGGCAAAGCCTGTAGTCTTATTTTTTACATTTGAGGAGGCAGAAGACATGAACATGGAGATTATCACCAGCGCGGCGAGCACCGCACTCGCCAACATCGTCCTGGCCGTCATCGCCCTGGCCGGGGCCTATGCGGTCTACTACATCCGGCTGGCCGGGGCCCAGGTGAAGGCGCAGACGAAGAAGATCGAGGACGAGAGTGCCCGGGCACTTCTGGAGGACGCCCTGGACGACGTGGAGCGGCTGGCGACCAAGGCGGTCGGCTACACGGAACAGACCGTGGCGAAAGCCCTCCGGGAAGCGGTCAAGGCCGGGACGGGCGACCGGGAAAAGCTCCTGGCTCTGGGCCGGGATGTCTTCAACGAGGTCAAGTGTGAGATTGGGCCGGAGACGCAGGAGATCATCGTGAAGCACCTGGGCAGCTTCGACCACTACCTGGAGCAGTGCATCGAGAACGCCGTCCTCAAGATCAAACAGGCCGACCCCTATATTACAACACTCCCTGGGGCTCTGGTGGAGGGCGTTGGCGAGGCCGAGCCGAAGGAGGGCGTCCCCGGAGCTGCCGCCGAGTAAGGAGGGCCCCATGGACATCACCCAGATCACTGCTATCATCGGCGCAGCGGCGTCGCTGCTCTGCACCCTGGTTGTCGGAGCCCTGACCTACTTCTTCAAAAAGACGCTGACCTCTCTGGAGGACGCAGACAAGAAAAACGCCGCTGACATTCAGGTGGAGGCGCAGAAACGGGAGCAAGGGCTGAAGGAGCTCACCACCCAGTTCAATGACCTGAAGAGCGATCTGCCTCTGGTCTACACCTTGCGGGAGGACTTCATCCGCAGTATGAACAGCGTCGACCATAATATCAGCGGGCTCGACCAGAAGCTCGATCAAGTTCTCCGGCTTATGACATCCTTTGGAAAGGAGGGTTAAATTATGACCTTTTTGGACGAGACCACCGAGCTGGAGGTGGAGAAGAACAAAGCAATTCGGGGGTACATTGTGCGGGCCCTGGCCCGGGGTAACAACGGGGCCCTGCTGGTTCGCCAGATCGTCAATGCACTCATGGCGGACAACCTCATCATGACCCCGGACATCGGCAAGTATCTCAAGTATCTGGAGGATGGCGGCTACGTTGAGTTCACCAGCCGGTCCGTCAGTGCCTACAGCGCCTACCGGAAGGACGCCGTGGTGCAGCTCACCAAGAAAGGCATCGACTTGGTGGAGGACACCATCCAGGATGGTGGGGTCAATGTCTGAAAAGAAACGCCGAAGAGGTCGTGTACACTCCACCATAGACGACCTCCCGGAGCCCCTCAAGTCGCAGTTCGAGGTAAAGCTGGCAAACCCGGCGAACACCTACAACGAGCTCTCCGAGTGGCTGAAGGGCGAGGGCTACTCCATCAGCAAGTCGGCGATTGGCCGGTACGCAGTACGGACGAGGGAGGCCGCGCAGCGCGTGGCCGAAACCCTCCAGCGCACCCAGGCGATCGCCCAGGCCGTGGAAGCGCACCCCGATCTGGACTACACCAAGGCGGCGGAGCTGGTGCTTATGGACGGCCTCATGCAGCGGGTCAGCACCGCCGAGGAGGAATTTGACGAGATGCCGCTGGATAAGGCCGGGCGGCTGATTGCATCCCTGGCCCGAAACGCCACCTACGAAAAGCGCGTCCGGGCCGATCTGAAGAAGAAGGCGGAGCTGGCCTTTGAACAGATGGAGGCGGAGCTCATGGCGGCGATCAAGCAGCACCCGGAGCTGGCGGGTGAGCTGCACGACGTCCTGGCCCGGGCGCGGGAGAAGGTGTTGACGGATGGGGAAGATTGACATGAAGGAATACCTGGAGCGACTGGAGGAGCCGGAAGACCGGGAAGCAGTCGCCAACCGTGACTACCAGCGGGAGCTCTTTCTCGAATATGTTGTCCGCGACAGCAATTTCCCTAAGCGTCGGGCGGAGCTCCTCCGGGACTTCAAGGCCGGGCAGGAGCTGACCGGGCCGAAGGGACTGCGCCGGAAGCTGGGGGCGATCGACCTGGAGTATTTTGGGCGGGCCTACCTCGCCCACTACTTTGTCCGAAAATCCCCCGCGTTCCACGGCGAGCTCGACCGCATCTGGCGGGAGGGCGTCCTGAAGGGGCTCGACCCCACCGTCGCCGCGAAGGAGATCAGCCGGGCGGACGGATGCAGGAGGGCGATCGAAGCCCCCCGTGGCCACGCCAAGAGCACGACCTTTACCTTCAAGGACTCCATCCACGCGGCGGTCTATGCCTACAAGCACTACGAGATCATCCTCTCCGACAGCTCCGAACAGGCCGAGGGCTTCCTGGCGGACATCAAGACCGAGTTTGAGGAGAACGCAGCTCTCCGGGAGGACTTCGGGGAGCTGGAGGGGAAGGTCTGGAAGTCGTCGGTCATCCTGACCGCCAACGGGGTCAAGATCGAGGCGATCGGTTCCGGCAAGAAAATCCGTGGTCGCCGCCACAAGCAGTGGAGGCCCGACCTCATCGTCTGCGACGATCTGGAGAACGACGAGAACGTCAACACGCCGGAGCAGCGCAAGAAGCTCCGGGACTGGTTTTATAAGGCGGTCTCCAAAGCTGGCGACACCTATACGGACATCGTCTACATCGGGACGCTGCTGCACTTTGACGCACTGCTGGCCAACGTCGCCAAAAACCCCAGCTACAAGGCGGTCAAGTACCGAGGCGTCATCAGCTTCGCCGCCAACGGCGAGCTCTGGGACGCCTGGGAGAACATCTTTACCGACCTTGCCAACGAGAACCGGCAGGACGAGGCCCAGGCTTTCTACGAGGCGAACCGGGAGGCGATGCTGGAGGGCACCGCCGTCCTCTGGGAAGAAAAGCTGTCCTATTACGACCTCATGGTTATCCGCATCTCCGAGGGCGAGGCCAGCTTCAACAGCGAAATCCAGAACGACCCCATCGACCCGGAAAACTGCACCTTCCAGGAGGAGTGGTTTGACTTCTGGGACGACGACGGGAAGCAGCAGCCGGACTTCTCTGACCCCCGCTTCCTGTTCATCGGGGCCAACGACCCCTCCCTGGGCAAGAACAAGAAGTCGGACACCAGCTCCATTTTCGCGCTGGCCAAGGATACCGTCACCGGCTATATCTACGTCGTGATCGCGGACGTGGCCCGGCGAAAGCCCGACCAGATTATCGAGGACGCGCTGGAGGCGAGCCGCCGCCTGAAGCGGGACTTCAAACGGCCCTACTACAAATTCGGCGTGGAGACGGTGCAGTTCCAGTATTACTTCGCGGAGATCATGCGGCAGCGGGCGGCGGAGGCTGGCGAATACCTTCCCATTGAGGAGATCAACAGCACCCAGAATAAAGACGCCCGCATCCAGTCGCTGCAGCCCTTCGTCAAGAACGGCTACGTCAAGTTCAGCAAGAAGCACAAGACCCTCCTGAAGCAAATGACTGAGTACCCTATGGGCAAGAACGACGACGCCCCGGACGGGCTCCAGATGGCCGTGAAGCTGGCCCTGGACATCAAGGTCGGTCGGAGGGTCGAATACAAAAGCGTCGTCGCCCGCGCCCTGGACTTCCGGCGCGGAGCCTACTAAGGAGGCGAGAGCTATTATCCAAGAGAACACCATCATCCACGGCGACAGCCTCACAGTGCTCCGGGGCATGGAGGCGGGGAGCGTGGACGCGATCATCACCGACCCGCCCTATGGTATCAATTACGTTTCCCAGACCGGGGCCAAAATCAAGAACGACAAGTCGCCCTTTATCTGGTTCCTCTATGACGCCTTCCGGGTTCTCAAATCCGGGGAGTCTGGCCGGGGCTCTCTGGTCTGCTTTACCCGCTGGGACGTGCAGCAGACCTTCATCGACGCAATGAAGCTGGCGGGCTTCCAGGTCAAGAGTGAGGTAATCTGGGACAAGGTATTCCACGGCATGGGCGACACCAAGGCGGCGTTTGCGCCGTCCCATGAGAACATCATTTTTGCGGTCAAGGGAAAATTCAGCTTCCCGGGGCACCGCCCGAAAGACCTTGTCACCTTCCAGAAAATCAACAGCTCCCAGATGGTACACCCGACCGAGAAGCCCGTGGGCCTCCTGGCCAACCTCATCACCAGCGTCACCAAGCCCGGCGACCTCATCCTCGACCCCTTTGCCGGGAGCGGTTCCACCCTGGTCGCCGCCAAGAAGACCGGGCGGCGGTTTATCGGCGTGGAGCTGGACGACGACTTCTACCAGATCGCGCAGCGGCGTGTTGAGGAGGCTGTGGAATGAGGAGAAAGCAACAAAACGCCCAAGCTCCGCCCACACCCCTGCGCCGTCCTGACATCCGGGAGATCGCCGTCGCCCACGTGACGGACAAATACAGCGAATATCCCAGCAACGGCCTTACCCCTGTCAAGCTGGCGGAGATACTCAAGGAAGCCGACGCGGGCGATGTGCTGCGGCAGATGGAGCTGTTTGAGGAGATGGAGGAGAAGGACCCGCATCTATTCAGTCAGCTTCAGACTCGGAAAAACGCCGTCACCGGCCTGGACTTCGAGATTATCCCGTTCAGCGACGACCCTCGGGACAAGGAAATTGCTGCCTTCATTGAGGAGCAGCTCAGCGGCATGGAGGGCTTCGAGGACGTGGAGAACGACCTGCTGGACGCGATCGGCAAGGGCTTCGCCGTCTCGGAAATCATGTGGGGCTATGACGAGGGGCACGTTGTTGTCACCCAGATCATATCCCGGCATCAGAAGCGGTTCTTCTGGGACAGCCTGGACGACTCGTTCAAGGTCCGCACCCAGGAGACGCCGGAGGGACTGCTGCTCCCGGCGAACAAGTTCATCGTCCATAGATACAAGGCCCGCAGCGGCCACACCTCCCGGGCGGGCATCCTTCGGGTCGTAGCCTGGATGTTTCTCTTCAAGAACTACGACTTGAAGGACTGGGTGAGCTTTGCCGAGGTCTACGGCCTCCCGCTGCGTCTTGGAAAATACGCCGCCGGGGCCAGCGAGGAGGACAAGCGGGCCCTTATGCGGGCGCTGGTCCAGATCGGCGCGGACGCTGCGGGCATCATCCCGGACGGGTCCAGCATCGACTTCATCACTACGGAGAAGTCCGGCAGCACGGACCTCTATGAGCGTCTGGCCCGTTACTGCGACGAGCAGATCAGCAAGGCTATCCTGGGCCAGACCCTCACTTCGGACAGCGGCGGCGGCAGCTACGCCCAGAGCAAGACCCACAACGACGTCCGGCACGACCTGACCGTGGCTGACTGCAAGGCCCTGGCCTCCACCCTCCGGCGTGACCTCATCCGGCCCCTGTGCATCTTCAACTTCGGTGAGGACAAGCGCATCCCCAAGATACAGTTTGACTGCGAGGAAGGGGAAGACCTGGAGCAGACCGCCAACATCCTGGACGTGCTCATCGGGAAGATCGGGCTGCGGGTAC